ATGTTGAAGATTATATATATAGAGGATCAACGACGTCCTGAAAGAAATCAAGAATTTAAAAAAATCATTCAGAAGTTAGGCTTTAAAGATATTATATTATTTTGTGATAATATTAGTGTAGAACATATCTCAACTTTAATTAATGATGGTGTAATTTGTCATTCTGGTATGGCGGGATATAATGTAATTAAGTATTTCGCGAAAGAGAAACAATGGCCATTATTATCATATTCTGGGGCTATTGGTAGTACTCATATTTTACAAGAAAATAGTTTTACAAAAAATCACTTTAGTGTTGATAGTGACTATTTTGAATTTGTTTTACCAGAATTTATTGAGCGTTGTAAATCTATAAAGGAAAGTAAGAATAATGACGACTAACTTTATAGTGACTAATGAATATTTGAAGTTTTTATTTGATAATAACCATTTAAATATTTTTAATTTAGTTCGATTATTCAAAAATAATACTGGCAGTGATGAAATTGCACTTGATATTAGACATATTCCGAATTTATACCAAGAGGCGATTGCTGTAAATTTTATATCTTTCCTTAATATTTATAAAAAATTAATTCCTACTCAGCAACAATCTGCATCTTTATTTTATTCAGGAATTGAACCATATATTCTTGATAAACTAGATAAAAAAGATGGTGTTTTATTAGAGGACGGCTTTATTTTATTTGAGCTTGAAAACTTGAGTCCTCAAAAAGATAAAAAGCAAGACCCTCATGTTATTAAAAATATCAGAGGAGCCGTATTGTTATCTTTAGTTCAAGACTTACTTGAATTAGGCAGTATAGGAAATAATATTCCTATTTTTGATAAAAAATCGCCATTATTATTACATTCAGCAAGTTCTTTTTTAAATAATGAAGATAATGCATTAATGATGTGGAAAGTTTTAGAAAGTTGGGAGGTTGAATACGAACATCAATATAAAGCAGAAATAAATCGAAGAATTCAAAAAAGTTTGCAAGAGAAGAGGGCATTAGGACTATTAATAAATAAGCAGGTTCAGCAATCTTTTGAACGTAAGCAATTATTAAATTTTATTGTTCAGCTACAATCTAATATAGATATTCCTAGTAAAATCTATATTACTATAGATAATCTTCATATATGGTTTATAGATGACCAGCAGGCTAACGGTTGGTTTAAGCTAATAGAGAGTATGGTACCCAACTCTAAAATAGAAATAACTCCTTTCAGTGGAGTAGAAGATGTTACTGAGTATTTAAAATTATATTCCATTAATACTGCAATTGATATACCTGATCTTGCTATGGTAGATTTGCGGTTATCTGATAGTGATCAAGTAGTTGAAAGCTATAAATCACAAGATCTAAGTGGTTTTAAAGTTGTTGATTTGTTACGGAAGCAATGGCCCGGATTACCAATAATGATATCTTCAGCTTCTAGTAAGTTGTGGAATATGGAAAAAGCAATTGAGAGAGGGGCTGTTGCGTATTGGCGTAAGTCAGATGAGGTTTCAGACTACGAAGGTGAAAATGCAATTTTAACTGCTTTTGATATTAATTTTCAGTATATAGACAAATTAACTTTAACGTTAAAAATGGCTGAATATAAGTATGTTTTTAGAATAGTCGAATGCCTTAGAGTTATAGTTAAGACGCTTGTTATAAAATCAGATTCTTTGCAACGTTGTATAGAAAATTATGCTAACGAACTTGAACAAAAAACCACTTGGATGTGTTGGCAAAAAACGAGTGAAATAAAAGTAAAAGATAGTTTGTTCTTGGGAATCATGGAGATTTTCAACGAAATTGAATCAATTTTGTGGGATAGAAATAATAATAGCTTAATACTTGTACCGGATAAGAAAGTTAAATCAAGTGGTAGTTTAGATAAGCAAATTATAAATGATACATTAGATTATATGGATAGAAAATATGAGATTAATGGTGTCGCATTAAAAGAACGTTATGAAAAATGTAAAAATATTCGCAATAAACTTCCGATTATTCATGGTTCGGAAGGAGCTAATGATATACAACATGCAACTTTAATTGATATAGAGACATCACTACTAATAATATGGTGTGTATTAAACGAGCTAAAATTAAAAAAATAATACTCTATTAATATAATTTTTATTTTCAATAAAACAAAGCGATCTCTCACCAAGATCGCTTTGCTTCTAAAACCGCTTTCCAAACCTGCTGGTATTATCTTTCCATTCTTCAACGGCCGAACGTAACCAACGTAAGGGCATCAATGTAATTGGCTCAGGGAAGCCGCGTGTTTGTCGCCACTTATAGATTGTTGCTCGACTTGTGATTTGAAACATCTCTAATACTTCAACGTGACTAATTAAAAGATGTGTTGATTGCTCATTAAGTTCAGCATAAGTTTTTGCTGGTGGCGGTGAATCTGGTAGTTGCTTTTGTTGTTTACTTTTATAGTGTGACGGTGTCACGTTTAAACTGTTTTCTGTGGTATATGAGATGTTTACAGTAGGGTAGCTGTTGTAATCGAACATGTTTGATTCCTTATTCGCATGTTGTACTAACAAAATTAGAAAGACGAATCCGATTCATGGTGTGCCAGCAATGGGCATCACCTTTAAATAAACCTCCTGCCTTTAATTTTGCACATCCTTCCGGTAATGACTCACCACAATGTTGGCAAGTACCTAGTGATTGTTTAATTTGTTCCATCTCACCATGAATACGATGGATCATTAATTGTAATGCTTCGGTGTTATCACAAGCTGTATTGGGATAAGAGAAGAATTTACAGATATCATTTAGCCGTTCGATCTCCATATTATTTAATGGAAGAGGGAAACTGGTCACGCCATTGGTTTTGCGTTTATCTCTCAAACGTTGGGCGCGTTTACGTGCTTGTTCACGTTTTTTATCATTAATCGTCATAGGTAACTTAATTCAACAAAAAGTAACTATTGGTTATTTTAGTCAAAATTTAGGTAGTGTCAATAACCATTAGTTACTTTTATAACTAATGGTTAAACAAAATTTAATTATGATGATGATTTTAAGATAAAAAAATCCACGATAATTCGTGGAAATATTCGAATAAATAAGGATTTATAGAAGATTATTCAGGATTGTAACTTCCAATTACAACACCACAAATATGGATATCTGTTTCAAAGATAGGATGGTGAGAGGGATTGAGAGGCTTTAAATATAATTCACCAAATTCGTTTTGAGCTAATTGTTTAAAAGTTTGTCCTTTTGCGGTTCTCGCTACTACACGTTTACCAACCATTGGTTCTTTATCAGGATCTACAAATATAATAGTTCCTTCGGGATATGTACGCCCAAAAGGAGCTGTCATAGAGTCACCGACTACACGTAAAGCAAAGGTTTTATCTGATGCTGAAGACTCTGGGCATAGAATCATGTCACAGTCATAAGGTAATACTTGTGTTTCTGATGAACAAAAATCACCCGCTTGTACCCATGAAATGATAGGAACCAAACGTGCTTTGACTGGCGTAGTGTTTATATCTGGTTTAATTGGCGTTACTGATGGCGTAATTTTATCACTTTGATTTCCTGATATTAATTCTTCTACTGTACTTTCTAATAGAGTCGCAATGTCAGCAAGTTTTTTCGTATCAGGAATTGATTCACCTATTAGCCATTTTCTAACACCAACAAGTGATATGGTAAATGGAAGCCTTTCTTTTAGATAACCGGCGCGCCCACGAACAGGAATTTCATTCCTATCACAGATGCTATTCAGCCTGTCTGCAAATTCTTTTGCTTTATCTTCACCGTAAACCATAGAACCACCGATTAATTAACCAAAGGTTATTTTACATCTATTGACTATAACTATCAGTTAGTGTTTAATTTAGTAACCAATAGTTACTTTTGAGGTTATTAACTTGGAAAATGTAGTTACTCACGTTAAGGCAACGTATTTTGATGGTTCTCTAAAAAAAGCAGCTGACTTTTTTGGTGTGTCTTCTGTTGCATTTCGGAAATGGGAATTAGAGAAAGAATTTCCTGCTAAATCAGGACGAATGCAACAAGCTCATGAATTAACCCAATTGGATTATGTTGTTTTATCACCATCCATTTTTAAGTTGCCAGTACTGAAAAATAGTAACGAAACAATCTGATTATAGATGATTGTCAATCTTCTGGTTATTTATACAGTTAAGGAAAACCCGCATGTCAATTCAGAGCCTAAAAAGCGTTATGCGTAACGCTGTTGAGGGATGGCGTACTGAAGTCAGTAAAGAGTTCATTGCTCAAAAAGTTGCCCGTCAATATCACAACATGGATTTACCATTTGAAGTTGATGCACAACGAAAGCAATTGCTTAAACCGGTAGGGGCTGATGATAAGAACAACCAACAAAACTTTTTCCGTTATTTAGAACGAACCAGTATTGAAGCCAAAGCCACCATGATGGATTTGTTACCGGCTATTTTGGTTGCTTTACCCAAACAACGAGCTTCTGATGCGCTCAATGCGTTTTTAAATCCACTGGGGTTTTCCGTAGCAGTAATAGGAACAGGGAGTGAAACACCTAAACGTGATCAGCTACTGGCCATGTTTAACAAAGAATCATCCGAAGCATTGTCATCGTTATTGTCGTTACCTGATAACGCGACTGTTGAACAGCTTCGTGCTGCTTACCGTGAAGTACAAGAAAGTGAAGGCTCTCATAAACCTTTACTGGGGTATTTAGAAACCTTAATGACTGCTAAAAATCATAAGGTTGGCAGCCATGAATAATTGTCATCAAGTTATCAACATTATATCAATACAGGTACAGGTACGGGGGCGGTATGGCAGGGCTATTTAACGCAATACGCGAGTTATCAGGTAATGAAGCGAATATCAGTATTCCGCGTGTTTACATTCGTTTTTGTAAGGGTGATTTAAATCAAGCCGCAGTGCTGTCTCAGCTCGTGTTTTGGTCAGGTCGTACAACTAGAACAGATGGTTGGTTCTATAAGCGTCATGAGCAATTGGCGGATGAATTAGGCTTCTCTGTGGATCAAGTTCGCTATGCATTAAAGAAGCTGAAAACACGTTTAATTGATTGCCTAGAAACAGCACGTAAGAAGGCAAATGGTGTACCGACAGTGCACTACAAATTCAACGAATCAAAGCTAATGGAAATCATCTTTTTTAGTCAAGATTCCGATTCGGTAAATTTACCGAATGGAAACGGGAATATTACCGAATCCATTCGGGGATCTCACCGAAACCTAGGAAACGGGAAAATTACCGAATCCATAAACAGATCCAATACAGATCCGATAATACAGATCAATAACCCTATAGTCCCTTGTGAGAATGCTTATCAAGATTCTGAAATTACTGAGCAACCACAACCAGCACCACAGCTAGTACTACAGGAAAGTAACACCAAGCCTGTTCGTGCTCAGCGTAAATTGAAAACTGAACTGGCAGATGATTTTACCATCACCGAGCCCATGCAGCAGTGGTATGCAACACAAGGTTTTACGCTCGATGCACAAGCGGCAACGTGCCAGTGGGCAGATGCGATGAAAGCCCGTGATTGTAAATATTCAGATTGGGTAGCCGCTTGGCGTAACGGCATGCGCAATGCCAACAAGTGGGCAGCAGAGCGTACGAACAAACAAAGCTCAGCCTCACAGCGAATGGGTGCCAGCGATGGCAAATATGGTCCACCGGAGGATTATCGATGAACATCATGCAACGTTTAGCGCAAGCCATGCCAGCACATGTGAAGCCATACACTTACGAGCAAATGCAAGCCATCCATCAACGCGAAACGAGAGAGTTAGATAGAAACGTCTATGAGCAAAACCAGCAAACACGCGAGTCAAAAGCTTTAGGGCGTTCAGGTATCAAGAAACGTCATCAACATTGTAGCTTTGATAATTTCGTGATTCAGAGTGCAGGTCAGCAACATGCATTCAATGAATCAAAAACGTTTGTGGATAATTTACTGAATGGGCGTACATGTGGTGGTTTTATCTTTGCGGGTACATCCGGCACAGGTAAGAACCACTTAGCGTGTGCGATTGCCAATCAAGCACTTCAGCAACGCCGATCAGTAGTAGTGATCACCGTTGCCGAATTGATGCTTAAATTTCGTGATACCTACCGTCAAGACTCAGCAACCAGTGAAACTGCGTTTATCCGTTTTCTGAGTAATGTCGATTTGCTGGTGATAGATGAATTGGGCGTTCAGCACAACAGCAATAACGAACGAGTAATGATAAACCGCATCATTGATGAACGTTATACCCTAGAAAAACCAACAGGGGTGATTACCAACCTTCAGAGTGATGAACTTATAACGACCTTAGGCCGCGCAGCTGTCGACCGCATTATGGAAGACGGTAAGTGGGTAACGTTTAATTGGGCAAGTTTTAGAATTAATAAAGGAACACAACCAGCATGAGAATCGAAACCCTGTTGAGTAAATTTGCGATTAAAGGGATTAATTACGATCCTCAGTCTGGTGGTGGTAAAGCGTTATTGTCTGCCGAAGAACAATTGGCGGTAGTCGGGTTATGTTGGCATGAATCACCAGTAGGGTGGTTGTTATTGTTTGTTGAGGGTCTAAGAGATGTTCATGCACTTAAACAGCTGCAAATAGCGACCAGAGGCGAAACATTACGGTTAATGGATGATTGGCGTGGTGTTTATCCTGAAAAGGCGTTAACAGCGCTATGTGCGACGGCAATTGCTGAAGCGACTCAACAGAGTGGCCAAGTCTGTCCCGAGTGTGACGGCGCAGGAAAAGTGCTTTCAAAATGTAATCATCAGCGCAAATGTCAGTGCTGTAAAAATGGGCGAATTGAATGGACGCAGGAAACTCGTTTTGCTTATTTTGCTCAAGTACTGCCAGTTACGTATAGTCGATTTAAACGTTATAACGTGATCTTGAATCTAGTTGTATTGTGGTTGATTGATAATCGTACAGTGGCGGTATTTGCAATGGAAGAACAGGTAAAAAGAGAACAGAATAAAGTGGTTGGATGTTACTAAATACCTGCTGCTTGTGTCGCACTTGGTTTTAATCTGTTTGTTTTTTGAGTGATATTATTTTCTTTTTTGTTAATGTTGTTTTTTGTTCAATATAGATCAGTATCGAATTTTAAAAATTGATGCATATGCACTGACTCCATATGTTTATTGATGTATATTTCTAAGAAAATTATTTTAGAAGAGTTTATTTGCATGGAATTAACGATTCATCATGTGATTGTGCATGAATTAATCAAAGAACAGCATAAAGATTTAAATCCATCAAATATGAGAAAAAGTGTATTACCGAATGAAGACGCTAATGTAATAAAGCTAGTGACTGGAGTGTTGGGTGCTTATGGTCAAAAAAGTAACTCAGCTCAGTATGGCTGCTTTAAAACCAAGAAGGTGAGTAATTTTCCTAACCTGTATGATGATTACCATAATCTTAAAGATACTAATTCTGAGTATTTCATTGAATTCACCAATAAAACAATGGTTGAAATCGAAAATACAATTTTAGATGGTAAAAAAACATCGGCATCGGGTGGCTATATTTTATTTGTAGATGTTGAAAATGAACATGGTCGTTCATTTTTGATTGCAATGTTAAAAAATAAGCCAGGGCTAAGGTTGTCAGAAAACCTTAGCCCTGAAGAGCTTGATCATATTGATTTAAGCAGACTTCATCAGGCAGCTCGCATTAGTAAGCAAAAATATGATGATTACTGTCAGGCAGAAGATAAAGCTCAAATTACATATCTAAGTTTTGTTAGTCCATCTTCGAATCAAAGTACAGCTGGTTACTTTATTGAAGCTTTAGGTTGTTCAAAAGGAACAGCATCAGCAACCTCTACTAAACTAATTATTCAGGAAGTTCCTAGTTTTTTTCGAGAAGATCCTGAGCTAGATAAAAATGATGCAAAAAAAGTTAAAGCTGACTTAATGCAGTATTTAAATAATTGTTCAGAAAAAGGAATTAGAGCACGATTATTAGAAATAGAAGCTATTGCACGAAAATATTTTCCTAATGATAGACCAGAACAGGCTGATGATTTAGCGGCAAAATTATTTTTTCGTCTGAATGGCGAAAAAAATGGGATTCCAGTCGAATTCTCAGTTAATAAAAGTGAGTTAAAAAAAGCAAAGTATCATAAACTTATTAGTAACAATTGGAAGTTGGAAGTAAACAAAAGCTCAATTGGGACTAATAAAGATGCTGAAATTAGATATCATGATAATTGCTTGACTATTACTAACTTATCGCCTGAATTAAGAAATGAAATTGAAGAAAATCTTCGTGAAAAAGGTATAATTATTTAATGATTAAAAGCTTTGTTTCTTTTTATAGACAAAACGGAAAACCTGCATTTAGTAAAGATATGCAGGTTGAGATGACTTGTGTCTGTAATGAGGAAAACTTAGCGATGATTCAAGAAATCATCAGGAGTGGCATAGAAGTTGATGAGATAATTTTTGAGGATGAAGATGTTGAATTTGAAGAATTGTCACCATCAAATAGAACTATAGATATTCATTTAGTTATACCAACAAATGGTATATTTCATATTTATAGTTCGTTAGAAGATATGCTTAAAAAAGCAAAATCATTATCTAGTGGGGAGCTTCTCAAAGAGTTTTACATTATTAACGATGATTATTATTCGAATGATGTAGGAGAAGTACCATTAGAATATCAAAACCTTAAAAATATATGCATTATCATCAATGGGTTAGGTGATTTGGCACATTATCATGATAGTAAGGAGAGCAAAGGTGTAAGTAGTCGTTTTATTTTTATTGATGAAAGTGAATTAATTACGTCTAAACCTATTGTGATTCAGCCTCAAATTGATATTAAAATGTTAAAGCAGCCTATTCTTGACATTTCATTAATTGAATCATTTTCTACCTTTTTAAGTAATGAGAGTCCAAAGACTGTAAATAGTGGAATCGAAAAAGGATTTTTTCGGGTATCAATTATAGAATTTTTAGGTGAAATGAAACACTTCTCACAAATTGAAATGTTTTCACATTTAATTATGAAGTGGTGTGATTTTTTAAATATGTATCAGCGAAATTTAGATACATATGTTAGTGGTTTTGCTTTTCACAAGGCAAGGAAAGAAGTCGCAACAGCAGAGTTTTCTATAGCTGATCAATATTCAAAAGTGATTGGTGATATTGCTGGTAAATTATTTGGTCTCCCTGTTTCTTTTGTCGCGGTACTAGCTCTATTTAATAAAGATATTACATGTGTGGTTGAGTTTGTGATTTTATTAGCATTAATAACAGCATCATGGCTAATGTCTAAATTAGTTTTAAATCAACGAGAGCAGTTGTATAGAATTAATCATGCGAAAGGGATATCGTTTGATGCTCTCGAAGGTGGAAAGGCGAGTTACCCTATTGATTTGCAAGTTAAATTAACAGAGGCTGTTGACGCACTTAATAATAGTTATGTTAGTTTAGATAAGTTATTAGGTCGTCTCTATATTGTTGTTTGGTTACCTGTTTTAATTGCATTATTGTTCCTGGTCCACAAATATTTTTATGTTGTTTATGGGTGTATCATTGCAATTTTACATTAATTAAATAATTGACATTAGCTTTTAAATGCCATCTAATTACCACACTGCAGAACCTTACCTACTCGGTGGGGTTTTGTTGTTTTAGGATTCCATTAAATCCATAACCGTCCTTTGAGGCGGTTTTTTTATGTCTGAAATTCGCCTATGAGAGAGAAAGTTATTAGCTGGTTTGCCTACCTTTGGGCAGGTTTAACTGGTGTAGCCTCTGGTCTTTCCATGAACGAAATAGGGGTGCTCATCTCTATTTTTGCCACCGTATTTACCGCGTTTATTAACTGGTTTTATCGACATCGAACCCTCAAAGCCCTGCAAAACCATCCAGAGGTGAAGAAAATCTATGAGCAAATTGAAGAAGACTAGTGGCGTTATTGGCTGCTTGGTCGCCAGTGTGTTGGCGGTTGTAGCTGGTACCGATCACGAATTAAAAACCACTCCTGATGGATTAGCGTTTATCAGTAATCTAGAAGGGTGTTCATCATCCGCTTATCAATGCAGTGCTGACCGTTGGACTGCAGGGTTAGGCCATACCACAGGAGTAAAACAAGGCGACAAAGCATCCACCGAAACCATTGCGGATTGGTACATTGAAGATATCAGTGCAGCGGAAAAGGTGGTTGATCGGCAAGTAACATTAGCTGCTGGCCCTCAATACGATATGGCAGTGTCATTCGTGTTTAACCTCGGGGCTGGCAACTTTCGCAGTTCTACCTATCTCAAGAAACTTAAAGCAGGGCAGTTAACCGCTGCTTGCAATGAGTTTCCACGGTGGGTGTATGTGAATGGTAAAGATTGTCGGCTTGATAGCAGTCACTGTGCTGGCATCGTTAAACGCCGGTTAGCAGAGCAAAAGGTTTGCTTGTATGGCTATCAGTAAGTTCAAGCTCATCGGGGTTGTTGGTGTATTAACGGCATTATCGATATTGGCGTGGATGTATTCACAGACAGTGCAAAAGCTGGAAGCGGCTCAAGCACTGGTTGTGGAACAACAAACCAAATCAAATCAGTTGGTGGACGTTAATCAGTCGATGCAATCTACCATTACCCGTTTAGAGCAAGCATCCTACCAAGAACGATTAGCGGCTGAACATAACGAACGTCAACGTCAGCAATGGCAACAACGGGCGTTAAAAGCACAACGTCAAATCGATAAGGATATTGCTCATGAAAAGTGTGCTGATTTGCCTATCCCTAACGCTAGTCAGTGGTTGTACTACACCAAACCCGCAAGTAGTGACTCAATACAAAATTGAATACATCAAACCACCTGCTGCGTATTTGATTAGCTGCAAACAACCTTTCTATAAACCGCCTATGACTTGGGGTGAAGCCGCGAAACGTGATCCGGTGTGGTTACACCATTTCTCGCTGTGTGCGGCACAACTTGAAAACCTACGCCGTTGTTATAACGACCCAACACACTGTGCGGCGTTACCCATTACAGAGGGAGAGCCATAACCACGATTGAGAGTGCCATGAATAATGAAAAACGTTTTTGGAATACCACCGAACTTGAACAGTTTGGTAAACATCGTTCAACCATTCGTAAAAACTTAAAAGCGGCAGGGGTTTCTCCTGTCGCTTATAAGGGCAACACGCCACTTTATGATGTGGTGCAAGTCGCGCCGTACTTATGCCAACAACCGCGTAAAGAATCAGACGCACCTGATTTAATGGGATTTAAAACGGCGGCTGAGTTACGGGCGTATGTGCAAAGTGAGCGTGAAAAGCTGACTTTGATGCGGGAATCTGGTGAGAGTGTCACCAAAGAAGATTATGAAAATGAAATTGCCGTTTGTATTGCCAGTGTTAAAGGCTTTAAAGACAAGGTGATCACCCGTATTGAATCTGCTATTCCTACCGCGACACCGCAACAACTTGAAGATTTAGAAACTCTGCTTAATTTCGATTTAAAGGCGGTCGCTGATGAGCTTGAAACAGTTTGATGCCCGTTTAGGGATTAAGTTTGCCAATGCTAAAGCCATTCGGCGTGGCTTTGCTTATCTGTGTGCACCTACGGATAAAACACCCGTGGAAGCGGCTGATGATGAACTGTGGATCTCTGATGGTACCGATGTGACTAAGTTCTTATCGTCGCAAGTACCGTACATGCGAGAGCCGTTAAATTGTTTGGCTCGGCGTATTTATGAAGCGGTGATTGTTGTTGGTCCTGCACGTTCAGGTAAAACCAAAGCGATGGTGGAAGGTTGGATAAATTACACCGTCACGCAAGCCCCTGGTGACATGCTGCTTATCTATAGTACCAAGACTAAAGCTACCGATATGTCGAAGGTCGATTTAGAACGGAGCTTTTCAGCTACCGCAGGCATTGCCAAGCTGCGAACAGGGCGTAAAGCTGATGACAATATCACCTCGAAGAAATTTAAAAATGGCATGATCCTAAAGTTGGATTCTGCCACTGAAACCAGTTTATCTGCGTCTACCTATCGTTATGCCGGCGCGACCGATTACGATCGTGCTGATGATGCAGTAGGCCAAGAAGGTTCTAAGTTTGAACTGATGTTAATGCGGGTTCAAAACGCGAAATCATCCGGCATGGTGATGGCAGAATCTTCCCCTGGTCGTATTGTACGTAACCCTAAACGGGTTGAAGATTTATCACCCCATGAATCCCAACCCTGTGGTGGTATTGCTGACTTATATAACCAAGGTGATCGCCGCCGTTTCTATTGGTTATGCCTTGATTGTAATAGTTATTTTCGTCCTGATTTTGAAACCCTTAAATGGGAACAACATCCTGAGCCTTTAGAAGCAGCTAAAACCGCTTGGGTTGAATGTCCTCGTTGTTGCCATCGTCATACTGAATCACAAAAACAGACCATGAACCTTGAAGGGCGTTGGTTTCGTGATGGTGCAATTGACCAATATGGTGACGTTGTTACCGATGAATCAGCGATTCGAACCAGTAAATGGGCAACGTTTTGGTTTGAAGGGGTTGTGGCAGCCTATGCCAGTTGGGAAAACTTGGTGTATCGCTTTCTTAATGCAGATGCCTTGTTCCAAGATTGTGGTGATGAAGAGTCATTAAAAACCTTTATCAACGTGCGTATGGGACGACCTTATGTAATGCAGTCGCGTGGTCAAGAAGTGGGTGCTCATCAGTTAATGGCGCGAGCTGCAGATCATGAACGCGGTATTGTGCCATTGGGTGGACGCTTCTTAATGATGTCCATCGATGTGCAAGGTGGCAAACAGAACCCGCGTTTTGTAGTGCAAGCTCAAGTCTATGGTGAAGGGCTGCAACGGTGGGTGATTGACCGCTTTGAAATTCTCACTAATCCCTATCGTAACAATGACCGCATTAACCCGATGGTGTATGCCGAAGATTGGGACTTATTGATTGAACAAGTGATTAAGAAAACCTATCCCTTAGCTGATGGTTCAGGGCGGGTGATGAAACCGGTATTAACCTTGTGTGATTCCGGTGGCTCAGGTGAGAAGAAAAAAGGTAAACAGAAAAGCTCATCCGTTACCGATCATGCTTATCAGTTTTATAACCGCCTCAAAGGGCATGGCTTATCGCACCTCTTCCGATTAGTGAAAGGGGCAAGCCGTGACATCGATGATCTGGTTAAAGAAACCTATCCTGATAAACGCAGTAAGTTAGCCAACGGTGAAATCCCATTGTTAATGCTGCATACCAACCGTTTAAAAAACCGCGTAGCTGCCAGTTTTTCACGGTTAGAGTTTGGTGCGCGGTTCTTTCATTTACCAGGTTGGGCGGATCGGGTTTGGTTTGATGAACTCACGGTTGAATATATTGATGAGCTTGGCCATTGGCAAAAGCCTGATGGTGCACGTAATGAGTCGTTTGATTTATGTGCCTATGCCGAAGCGGGTATGCATTACAAAGGCGGTGATGATATCCATTGGGATAACCCGCCAGCATGGGCCGCTGATTGGCAATTTAATAGTAATGTGGTTGATGCAGACCAAACGCCGAAGTTTGAGCGGGTGGCGCGTCGACGATATAACCACTCAAAAGGAATTTTTGGATGACAACCCAACGTGAACGGCTGCAGTGGTATCTCGATGCCGAGAAAAAGATCTTGATGCAACAAGCGGTTGAAACGGCTGAAGGGGAAAAGCTGACCTTTGCGAGTTTGGCAACGGTTCGCCGTGAAATAGAACGTCTGCAGCAGTTGATTAGCCGTGAAAATCAGGGAGGACGCCGCAGTATGATCCGGAGAAACTATCTTGAGTAAATTGAATATAGCCGATCGTATCATTTGTTATTTTAATCCTAAGTCGGGGGCTGAACGGCTTTATAACCGTAACCTGATTAATAAATACCAAGCTGCACTGCCTGCTAATCCCCATACCAAAAAACGTAATAGCCGCTCTACCGGCAAAGCTAATCAAATCAATAAAGATGCGAAGTCTTTACGCGAACGTGCACGACATATGGATGAAAATACACCTTATGTCACCGCTATCCTTGATGAACTGTGTGCCAATGTCGTAGGACCTAACGGCATTATGATTGAACCACAGCCGCTAGACATGAACGGTGATGTTCACACTGAGTTTGCGCGTAAGATCAGCGAATGGTTTGAACGGTTTTCATTGCAACAGAACATTGATGGTGAGTTATCACGGGCTGAAACCGAATGGTTAGCCTGTCGAACGTGGCTGCGTGATGGTGAAGTGTTTGCCCGTTATTACCTAGGGCGAGATGCAGGGATTGAATACCCATCATCAACACCGTTTGGGGTGCAGCCGTTTGAGCCTGATTACATACCCCTGAATATCAACGAGCCTGAAAAGGGTATGTACGAAGGTATTCGCCGTAATGGTTTAGGTCAGATGGTGTCATTGTTGATTCAGCGTGATGCCCATGGCTTTTCTTTTGCTGAAGTGGATGCGCGGTTTGTGGCGCATTTAAAATTCACCCGTCGATTCCATCAAAACCGAGGGGTAACACTGTTGCATTCGGTTTTAGATTTGATTGCTGATATTGAAGATTACGATCAATCAGAGCGAGTCAGTGCGCAGATTGCTAGCCGCTTTGCTTATTTTATTAAACGAGATACGGGTTCCGGTGAGACTGATAACTTTGAACGTGGCGGCGATATCTTTCTCGGGATGGGGAACAGTTTTGAACTTGCCCCTGGTGAAGATGCTGGCATTGTTGAAAGTAAGCGCCAAGAAGCCATGAGCAGTCCGTTTCGTGATGCTCAAATGCGATTAGCTGCATCAGGTGCGGGTGTTAACTGCTCGAGCGTCACCCGTCATTACACCGGTTCTTATTCTGCCCAACGGCAAGAGTTAATTGATTCCTTTGCCCGTTATCGCATTTTACAACGCAAGTTCGTTACCAGTTGGACCCGTCCTCAATATCGAATGGCACTGCAGATGGCGATTTTATCGCGTGAATTGGTGGTGCCTAAAGAAGTGGATGTGGTTTCAGTGCTTAACGCCATTTATCAAGCGCCAGTGATGCCGTGGATTGATCCCGCTAAAGAGATGACAGGCATTGAAAAAGGTACTCGTCTAGGGCTGCAATCACTGAGTCACTTCCAACGTGAACGCAACTATAACCCTGTCGCTGTACGCCGCGAGATAAAAGCCGAACGCCAAGCCATGAATGATGATGCCATTGTGAGTACGGCAGATCCTGCGCATAACGTTCAAACGAAGATCCAACATTCAACCAAAGAGGCACAACATGCCAAAGACAACTAAATCGTGGTTCACGCTCAATAACCAAGGCGAAGGCCAACCGGTGAAGGTGTGGATCCATGGTGATATTGGTAGTTATGACATTGAAGCCATTGATTTAATCAAAGCCTTGCAGTCAGTCGGTTCGCAAGATGCTGAGTTCCGTATTCAAAGTTATGGTGGTTCGGTCTATGAAGGGCTGGCGATGTATAACGCCATTAAAGCCCACAAAGGTAAAACCATTGGCATTGTTGATGGGTTAGTGGCATCGATTTCTAGCTATTTCTTAATGGCTTGCGATGAAATTCAAATGCCTGAAAACGCTAAGCTAATGATTCATGATCCTGCTATCGGTGCTTGGGGTGGCGAAAATGAAATAGAAAGTGCGTTAACTCAATTGAAGAACGCCAAGCAGACCATTGCTGAAGCGTATGCTGAACGCAGTGGTAAGCCGTTAGAGGATGTGCTGCAAGCGATGGCAAAAGAAACGTGGTTCACCGCCAGCCAAGCATTGGAGTTTGGTTTGATTGATGCGGTGATTGATGCTGTGGACTTATCCAATTGCCTTAAAAAAGTCTCTGCCACAGAGCTGCAAGCCAAAGCCTTTAAACATACCCCTGATGATTTATTGAATCAGCTTGTGCAACCGCCAGCAACGCCAACACCTGAACCTCTAATAAACCAACAAAGTGATCCTATGCCTAAACCTATTGATAACGATGCATTACAAAATGCGTTAAAAAACGAGAACCAACGTCAATCGACTATTCGCGCTTTGTGTGCAACCCATAAGGTGAGTGACACCCTGCGTGATGAAATGCTCAATGATTTACAGTGCAGTGCTGAAGACAGCTCGCTCAAGATACTGCAATACTTGGGGGCTATTTCCATTAATGGCCAAGTGCCTAATGCCGAACAATCACCCACAGGGTTAACCAATACCCATATTCATGTGGGTAACGGTAATATCACCAAAGATACGCTGCAAAATGCGTTAAATGCCCGTTGTGGTACGGGAGAGATTGAAAAAGATAACCCGTACCGTCTAAAAACCTTACTCGATATGGCTGAAATTGCGGTGGGTAAGGACGCTAAATATTGCGGTAATAAGAATGAATTAGTCGCTCGTGCGTTTAACAGCGGCGATTTTGCCGACATTATCACCGAAAGTGTACGAACGGTGATGCGAGATGAAGCGCAAGTACGTGCACCATTATGGCGAGACTTGGCGAATACTGAAAACCTGCCTAACTTTAAAGAAACTGATTTAATTTTAATTAATGATGCGCCTGATTTAATGGCGGTATCAGAAGACGGTGAATACAAATCAGCCACCATCAAAGGCAGCGGTGAGAAAATTCAGTTAGCCAGTTTTGGTCGTGAAATTGCCTTTACTCGTCAAGCTATCATCAATGATGAGATTGCCTTGATTTCAAAAATCCCGCGTAAGTTCATGCAATCGGCTTATCGCTTGTCGGATAAGTTGATGTTTAACGCCATTCTTAGCGGAAAGATGGGTGATGGCAAAGGGGTGTTCCAAGCGGGTGGCGCGAATAAGTGGGGCAATTTATTTAATGATATTCCTGCCGCTGATTACCAAGCCTTAGTGATGGCGTTGCATAAAGCCTTTGCGACCGCGACCACCTCTGAGGGTGATGCGTTAGATTTACGCGGTGAAATCCTGTTAGCCAACCCTGACCATGCATCATTTTTAGAAGCGGTACTTAATACAGCCAGTAAACCTGATACGTTTAACCCTGCCTATAAGAAGTTTGCCAAGGTGGTTGAAACCGCACGATTAGCCACGATTAATGGTGCGATTGCGTTAACCGGTAAAGACTTTGATTCGGTGGTGATGGGCTTCCTAGATGGCGCACAAGATCCTTGGTTAGAAACGGGGGATGGTTGGAGCAGTGATGGTGCGAAGTTCCGTATTACTTATGATGTGACCTCGAAAGTGCTTGATCGTCGTGGCATCGCTCAGGCAACGTTTGCCAATAAATAATAGCGATTGTTATAGGGTGCTTCGGCATCCTTTTTTATAAGCGTAATAAACACATGGACAGAAAACACTATGCGTATTGCTGATGGTTTAAAGATTGATTTAAAAGCGCCAGTGGGTGGCTTTGAGAAAGATGTGCCGGTTAAGTATGGCGCGTTGATTGTGGTGCCTAACTATTCGGCTAAAGAAGGCCAAGTGGTGAGCTGTACTTATCGTGGTTTGTTTGATGGACCCATTAAAGCCGGCGATTCACCGTCATTTATTGGTGAAGCGGCTTATTTTGACAGTGGTTTCTTTACTAAAACCGCACCAACAGGTGATGGCGCTGTGACCGTTCCTATCGGCTCATTCATTGATAACGGCGTGTTGTTGATGGGCGTTGCCTTAAACAGTTAATTCACAAAGGGGGGGGATCATCAATGAAGAGTGCGTTTGATGATGCTCGGCAGTTGATTCAAGCCGCTATTCAGCAGTGCTTTGGCAGTGAATTAGTGGTGATGTTACCTGATGGCCAACAACGAAAAATTCAAGGTTACATTAAATACCAATCATCAGAAGGTCATGCCATTAAACGGTTATTAACGGCCAGTTGTTTACCACCGTTATCAACCATGATGATAAAAGGTAAGCGTTATAGCTTGGTGCTCTCTGGCCATGAACAAGGCAAGGGTAAACAAGATAGTCAGCTGCAACGTGAATATGTTTTAAATTTGTCGCAAGCAGGGATCAAACATGACTTCTCTGAATTCTAATATGGAATTGGACACCCGTTTTCTTGCTCGTCTTTCCTACCTACCTGATGAATTAGCTAAAGCCGCTAAACAAGCGATGATCAAAACTAATCGCTGGTTAAGGGCGGCTTCGATGGCTGATTTAGGCTATGAACTCAGTATTGATGCAAAAGCCATGACCACCCGTTTTAAAACCTATAAAAACGGCGGGATGTCAAAGCTGTGGGTGGGGGTAAGAAGCCTTGGTGTGCATCGATTAGGGACACCGGTTCAAAATGGCAAAGGGGTGCAAGTGGGTAGCCATTTTTATGATGGTGCGTTTATTTCACCAATGGACAGTGATCAACTGTTGGTCTTTCGCCGTGAAAATAAAGGTCGGAAATCGATTAAGTTAGTCACTATCGATATTAGTGAAGAAGCAGAAGAGATCATTGATTCTTACTTACCTGATTTAAACCGTAAATTTGAGGAGTTTTTTCATCGTGAGTTCCAATTCATTCTTTCGGGCACCCAGTGAATGGGTGATGACCGTCATTGAACAGTTAGAGCACCGTTTACAGCTCGGCAAGATAGAAACCGCTTATCAACGTGAAGAAACAGAGCCAAGTGCGCCTATCGTGCGTTATCAATGCGGTGAATGCCAATCTATTAATCACACCAACAATGATGGTCGTAAAATCCATGAAATTGAGCTGCGATTCTTGGTAGAAGTGCCAATAGCTCAAGCTAACTTTGATGTGGTGGCGCTGGACTTATCCAGCCGTATTGAACGTGAGTTATTCAATGAACGTTTTGGTTGTGTGGATGATATGGAAGAGGCGCGGTTGATTTCAAATCTGCCGCGCCGTTTTAATCCTGATAATGGTGTGTTCTTACGGGTTGTCACTATTAAGCAGCGTATTTTTATGGGGCCGATTGAACACGATTGGCATGAGATTATAGGAACGAAAGCCAATGTTGAGGGCATTAGTTGAACGGATCCGTTCGTTAGAAAAAGAAGTGATGGCCTTACGTGAAGAAGTGGAAGAAAACCGCCGTTCTTCGGGCAATATTATTCGCTTAGGCGTGGTGGCTGCGACGTCCAATCAAGCCGTTGATGTCACTGCTGGCCAGAATAAGGCAACGCGGGTACCGTTCTTTGTTCATAGTGCGGGGCGTGTTAGTCACTATCGCCGTCCTAGTGTGGGTGAACAGTGCATTCTGATTAACTTAGGCTGTGGCGATAACCTCAATAATTCTGTTGCTCTGATGGGATTACCGTCAACGAACTTTCCTTGTCCAACGACCGAAGAAAACCAAGTAATGACTGATTACGGCAACGGTATGACTGAGTGTTATGACTTAGATACTGGCGCATTAACGGCGCATTATCCTGGTGGTGTCAAAGTGGTGGGTGATATTGAGCAAGAGGGTAATTATCGTGCTTCTGGGGATGTTGCTGATGGTACTCGTTCGATGCGTGCTGATCGTAAGATTTATAACGGCCATATCCACTTACATGGTAACCCTAAAACCAGTAAACCGGAGCAACAACAATGATAGGGATTGATCCTAAAACAGGGAAAACCGTCACAGGTATAGCTGCGTTAACGTGTCGGTTTGAACGGATCCTGACAACACAAATGACCTCACGGATTAAGCGCCGTCAAATAGGCAATAAAGTGATTGCCCGTTTAGGTCGCATGCAAAGCCCAACGGAAGCCATGATAGTACAAAACCTATCCCTTGAAGCGCTGGCGAACCCTGCTAATGGTTTAATCCAATTTAAAGCTAAACAGTGCCAAGCCATATCAAGTGATACAGGGTTTTCAGTGGTGGTGAAAGGCGTGTGGCAAGGGAATGAGATTAAATTACAGGTGCGGTTATGAGTTTACCTAAAGCGTTTGTGGTACCTGAATTTGAAACCTTATTAAGTGAGTATATTGAAGCGGCGGTGGCGTATTGCGCTAAGTCAGATACCGATAAGGCGCAATTATTACACCAAGCCATGACCAATGATGGTGAACTGCTGGCACAAGTGACTCAGGCGTTTGTGTTAAAGCGAGTGGCTGAGATTCGAGAGCAGAATCACCAAGCCTTACAGATGTTTCGTAAGTTCGTGACTGAATCTGACATGGTAGATTTGCTGGCATTGCAATATGGGTTAAAGCGGCAAATATTAACGGCGAGTGATAACAGTATTTTCCCACCTAAACCCGCCATCATGGAATCAGATGCAAGCCTATTGCAGCGGTTTGATTTAGCGCCTTATCAGTTTCATACCACAGGTACACGAATGGGGTATAAATTCCATGCGCTGACCTTAGATGAACGGCCGCTGATAAAGATTGAATCAGAGCCTGATGCGGTGGTGATGCGGTATGAATTTCAGCACTTAAATCGCCCTATGCCAGTTAAAGACGCGATGCCTCAAATGTTAGTGCCTAACTCTGGCAAAGTGTGTGTGGCTGTGCTGAGTCGAGAACATCGACAAGGCATTGCTAGTGCTGCGTTATTAAAGCGAGTGGCTGATTACCTTCAACGTGATGATATAGCCCAAGAGTCTGATGAAATCACCACGAAAAGTGCGGCTCCAAAGCTGTATCGAATTGTGGCCACGGTGTATACCGGCTCTGATCCAAGTTCGCATGTTGATAAAGCCCAAGCCGAACAAGCAGCATGGGCGTTAGCTGAAAAACGCCATAAGCTTAATGGCATTGTTGATAGAGAAGAGGTGGCACACATTCTTTATGAGTTAGGGGCAAAACGCGCCAAAGTTCACGAGCCTGCAGAAGATGTTATCTGCCAGTGGGATCAAGCGCCGTATTGTACGGAGGTGATCATCGATGTTCGAGGTGACTGAGCCTTTTATTTCTGTTCAACCTGAAAACCGCACCCTGATTGAAGAATCTTTAGAATATGCCTGGCATATCTTACTGGCCAACCAAAGCGATCCCTTTCCCGAACTGAAACAACCAGGATTAACGTCAGAGCAATTTGTTTCCTTACTTGCTGGTGAGCGTGGAGTAACAGACTGGCGACCTGAAGATTCATTAGAACAACAGCGAAAAACAGCCGATAACGCCTTTGAAATTCATCGAAAAGCCGGAACTCGTTATGGTTTAGCGGTGGCTATGGATGCGTTGGATTGTGATATTGAAGTTACCCCGTGGTATCAAATGGAAGCGCCGCCGGGTCCTTATCATATTGAAGTGGTGGCTTGGAAACGTAATAAGCCGGTGAATCAAAAAACGGCTAAACGAATGCTGACACGGATTGAAAATACCAAATCCGAACGTGACACCGTTGAATTAATTTTAGCCTTTGGTTTAGATACTGGGCTCACGTTCTCAGGGGTAAAACAACCATCCGTTGTTGATTACGATGATTCAGCAATCGGCATCATGCCACCATCACCGCTGGTATTGGCTCCCTTTGGTGTTTCAGGTGGCCACTTTCATACTACTGTCGGTGATGAGTCATATCAGGGAGCCATGCCTAATGACTCGTGGTGTACAGGAGGGAGCTATTTTGCAGGCGGTATGCGTATGGTGATGAGTACCGATATAACGTTAGGAGCAAGAACATGAGTTCACCCGTTGTTCAATTTACTAAAGTGGGATTGGCCGAGCTAATTAGTGCCAAAAACCAAGGCATCAAAGGGGCAATTAAATGGATTGCGGCAGGTGACCGCAGTTATCAGCCAACACCTGAACAAAAAGCGTTGTACAACGAAAAGCAACGTGAACTGATTTCAGATTGGGAAGAGTTGAGCCCAACACAACTACGTATGGCGGCAGTATTTAAAGGCAATCTGGAATACGAAGTGCGAGAAGTTGGGTTCTTTTTGGAAACGGGCACCTTGTTAGCGGTCTATTCAGTGCCTAATACCTTGTTGGCGTATAAATCAGCTAATGCCAGCTGGTTGCAGAAGTTCACGCTAGATGTCTCCCCATTACCGTCAAATAGCATCACGATTGAAGTTGGTAATGACAATATAAACCTGTTATTGGGTGAAGAGTTAACCACCATAGCAACGGCTCAAATTGGCAATATGTCGCGCCATCTTGAATTGCTATTTCGTTTTAATGAACTAGAGAAAAGAGTGTGAGGGATTATGGCATGCACAATGGAGGGACCGCCGTTACTGAGCATTATTGCCGGCACAACTTTTGGCTTTGATGTCAGTTGGACAACCGGTGATGACAGTAATCCTTATGTGAAATTGTTTGGTTGTACTGCCGTTTTAGTAGTTCGATCTATTGATGGTGAAGTGCTGGTGCGTGGTACCACAGAATCAGGGCATATCACCATTATTGAACACCCACAGCAAAGTGATGCACTTGATATCAAAGTAACTCATGATCAAACCCAAGGTCACCAACCAATAGCATGGGAGAACGCGAGTTATGAAGTGCGGGTAACGTTTCCTAGTGGTGATCCTTACAGCATCTTACGGGGTCCTGCTGTACTGATAAAAGGGGCAGTTGATGATTAGCGCGAATGCAAAGGTGTTGGTCTCACTCAATACTGACCGCGTAATAACGGTGCGGTTACCCCAAGGGATTGCTGTCGTTCGAGAGCAAGTAAAACCCAATATTCAAGTGGTGACGATTGGTCAACAAGGGCCAGTAGGTACGGTCAGTGAAGAAGTCTTAGCGACGGCAGCAGAGGCTAAAGCCTTAGCGGTGGCCGCTTCTGAAATCACCCAATCAACCGCAACATTGTTAGATAGCGTCATTATCAGCATCACCAACGGGTTTAACTTTCAGGCGGGGGAACTGTCAGCTTAGGAGTAGAAGTGTTAAACAATAAAATTGACCAAATGATAGCGGCACTCAATAACGTGATGGGTGTGATTAATGGCAAGTTGCGATTAAAAGCTGACAAAACAGAAATCTATTCACGTTCTTATCTTGATGATCCGCTTTCGACATTAGGCGCTAACACCGCAACGGCCAATAAACTCAAAGTCGCACGCACCATCACCCTTGGTCGTGATGCCAATGGCTCTGTGTCCTTTGATGGTTCAGGCAATGTCACACTGCAGGTCACCATTCCTGCTCTTGATGATAAAGCTGACACGATTGATACCTTAACACCGGCACAAATAGATGCCCGAATTAAGCAATTGATAGGTGTCGCTCCTGAAGTATTAGATACCTTTGAAGAGTTGGCCAAGGCGCTAGGTAACGATCCGTATTTTGCTGCCACTATGACAGCGGAATTAGCCAAGAAAGCCAATGCAAATCAGGTCTACAGCATCACGGCGGCGGATGCACAATTTCTAACTAAACGAGGAAAAGCGGCAGATACCACGCTGTTTGGTGGTAATGCGCCCGCTCACTATGCAACCTCTGGCCAAATTTCCACATTAGAGCAAGAGATTGCGGATGGTTTTACACGACTTGCAGCATCGTTCAATGATGCGGCGAATACAATTAATGGAAGTTAATCAATGAGTTTAGAACAACAAATAGGGGCATTAGTTAAAGCCTCAGAAAACCTTACGGGTGCCGTGAATGGCAAGATTGGGGAGATTGATAAGGAAGTTGCTGCCGCAACAACGAAGTTTGATCAGTTTATAGATAGTGCAGATACTCGTTATATGACACGTGTAGGAACATCTGTTTTTGTTTCAGGCGATGAAGATAAATTTTATCCGGTGTATATACCTGCCTCTCATCCAGGTATTACTGAATTACAAATAAATCGTAGTGTGCATTATGATCGTCGATGGGCTGGAGCTTTAACAGCTCGCTATTTATTACAAAATAATGGATGGGGTGGTTATCCATCTTTTTTAATTTTAGATGCATTTGGTCATGCCAATCATCCGACAGAAACCCCTGAAATTATTAAGACTGATGGATTTATTGCTGATTATAGTAATGGAAGTGCTTTTATAGCAGGTGCTATATTTTGGTTGCGAGGTAATCATACTTATCTAATATCATCAAGTTTAAGAGCATTCACAGGTGTAATCACTCACGAAGAGTTGGTAACAACGTCTGTTTTTGACAATGGAAATATTCGTGTTTTTAAATCTGGCTTTGATGTTACTTATTCTGGTTCTCATATTGTTTGCACAATAAAAACAGCACGTAATCTAACAAATATCCCGACATTAAGTTATATCAGAGGTGTGTAAGATGGACATTTATCAAACAGATGAAATGATAGTTCAATCTAAATGGGTGGGTGTTCGTTACACTCGTGCCATTTTATTGCGGCAAGCCGATGAAATGGTCAATATGGCTAATGACAAAGGTGAGGATAACGTGTTGTTCCGTCAATACCGCCAAGCACTACGCGACATTCCCCAAACTTACGATAATCCTGATGATATCGTATGGCCAACGAAGCCAACCCTTTAGAAACCGCTCTTAGTCAGCGGTTTTTTTGTATCTAAAATCTGAACCATAAAGGAACAACATGGCAACCTTGAATCAAACAGGGCTGCAAGATCATCCGATCTTGCAGCCTTTTCGTTTAAATGGACGTTGGTATTCACCTGCAGATAACACTATTGCGTTACATCCAACCCAAACCGCCTTTTTGCTGATGAATGGCAAGATTGGTAAACCGGCACAACTTCCAACCCAACAAAAAGCCAAAGGACAGCAGCAATGAGTTCATTAGCACCCATTCAAGATTTTGAATTAAACGGGGTTGAGGTTCGTACCATTGAACCGCAACCAAGCATGGGGCCATTAGCACAACAGGTGGTGCACTTGATTGGTACGGCTCCTGATAAACGCGGCACTATTGCTTATAACGAGCCAACACGGTTATGGAATTATGCTGATGCAATGATGGCATTAGATTCAACGGGTAACCGTCAAGGTTCGTTACCTACCGTGGTGCGTTATTTGTTTGAGTACGTGAAATGCGCACTCTATGTCACGGTGGTTGAAGTCGGTGCGACTACTGTAGCCACCGAAGCCAATGTGATTGGTGGTGTGGACTCGGCAACCGGTGCCATTCGTGGTTTGGAAACCGTTAAGGCTTGCCCTGAAACACCCACCATTATTGCCGCCCCTGGTTTTCATTCAAAAGCAGTAGGGCAAAAGTTAGCATTAATTGGGCGTGATGTGCGTTGTCGCCCTGTGCTTGATGGTCCAAACACCAATGATATGGCAGCGGCAGAGTTTGCGGCAGAGTTTGGCGCTGAAGGGACGGGCGAAGATAAACTGTGCATCATCGATCCTTGGTTTATGAAAACTTACGATGGCGTACAGGTATTAATGCCAGCATCCATTGCTTTAGTAGCGGCAATGGCTTCGGTATCGGGTTGGGAAAGCCCACAAAATCGCTCTGTGGTGTGTGATGAAACCGCCCGTAATATTGCTTATAAAATCAATGATAAAACCACGCAAGCGAACTTTCTGAATAAGCATGGGTTGGTGACGATAGCGCATACACGGATGGGCGGTTATTCGATCATTGGTAACCGTACTAATACCGGACGTTTTATCTCTCATGTTGGTTTAGAAGACTTGATGGCACGTAAGTTAGAAGAAACCAGCCAACCGTTATTAGGTAAACAGCTGACCGAAGATTTCATGCAGCAAGTTGTTGATCGTTTAACCAATTGGGGGCAGGACTTAGTGGCGCAGACCGTTATTCCGGTGTTTAAAGCCTTTCTTCATCCCACCAAGAATAATCTAGAAAACTATACGGCGGGTCGATGGTTCCTATGTGTGAACTATGGCCGCTATTCACCGAATGAACACATGGTGTATGAAATGAGTGTTGATAACGGGTTAATTGCAACATGGCTTGATGAGGTGATAAATGGCTGATCGTATTCGTATGCGTATTACGGCACAGGTTGAATCTGTGCCATTGATGAATGAAATTGTGGATTTTACACCACCGGAAGTGAAAGCCAAATTAGCCAATAATGAAGGGGCATTTGTTGCTTCTGAAGATACTGTTGGCTTAGAAAAGCTCAGTTGGTCGTTAAAAGTGAAAGGTGAGCATGGGGTGTTATCGCGTTCTCTGGGTAAGTACACCATGGGTAACGCACAGATTAACGTGGTTGAAAAAGGCAAAAGTACTGATGGCATTCCTTATGTGGAAACCTATTCAATGTATGGGCCGATCACGGGGATCAAAAAAGAAGCGGTGAAGATGGGCGAGAAGCCAACCATTATCATTGAAGGTACCTGCAAAGCCTATACCCAACATGATACGGGCATTGTCGTTCACGATATCAATGTGAATACCGGTAAAACCATTGTCGGTGGTGTCGATTTGATGGGATTAGCCGGCATCATTTAAACCGTCTTTGATCTATGTATGACTGATAGCGCCTACGGGCGCTTTTTTTGTGAGAAAACAATGAATAAACAAACCACACTTCCGTTTTTTACCCGTTCGGGTAGCCATAAATTAACGATTAATACCATCACATTAGGCGCATTTCGCAAGTTGCCTTTTGTGATGAAAGATGATCTATCCGCAGCGGAACAATTTAAGCAGTTTAAGGCGATGATTTTAGCCTGTACGGACTTAACGCCGACCGAGTTTGAAGAGCTGTCGGTGCCTGATTTCACCCAATTACATCAAGATATTCGTGCCTTTATCTTAACGCCATCTGATGAGATGAATGATCACGCATTAACGGGTAAAGACTTTGAATTTGATTTGGCATTTCCGTTTACCAATGAACTAGAAGAAACCATTAACCACATTAAATTTGCGGTTCCTAAGGTGAAACACTCTGAAGCATTGGCAGATATTGATGATCATTATGATCGTGAGGAGTTTATGTTTCGCGTGGTGTGTCATTTAGATAAACAAGATATGGACGCCATGGCATTGAATGATTACTTGGCCATTAAACCGCAGGTGGGCGCTTTTTTTCAACTTGCGGGGGATTACTTTCGCCCCGTGACGTCGAAGCTCTGATTGATTTGATCCCAATGCACCGTAATACCACTGAAAGTGAACTCAGAGAATGGTCACAAGACCAGGCATTACGGCGTTATGAATTGATCTTATCTAAGCTCGGAGTCAAACAATGACCGAAAAGATTAGTTTTGTCTTAGATGCGTCGGTAAAAGGCGTTAAAGACATAGTTTCAACGACTACCGCAACAGAACGTTTAACGGCAGCACTGGCGGAACAACGGGGTGAGGTTCAGTCGTTAAATGGTCAGCTAAAGGGCATTAAAGGCTTTGAAGCGGCAGAGCTTAGAGCTGAAAAACTGTCTGCTCAATTAACTGAAACCAAAAGCACCATGACTTCTCTTAGTGCTGCGATAGCTGAGAGTAAGCAAAAAACCACTCAATTACGCGGTGAATACAATTTAACTCAGAACGAAATTCGTGGGTTAAATCAGGAAATGCAGCAAGCCTCAAAGGAAGGTGCACAAGCCTTACAAGTTAAGCTGAAAGAAGCCCAACTTCGACTTGAATCACTCAATACTGAGATTTATCAGAACAAAGCCCAAACCAATGATCTCTCTGTCGCTTATAAACGTGCCAGCGGAAAAGTGGGTAAGTTAACCGACAGGCAAGAAAAGCAACATAACACGCTAAACAAGTTAAAAAGCTCACTGCAAGCGGCGGGTGTGAGTACCGATAAGCTTGGTAATGAACAAAACCGTTTAAAACAACAAGCGGATAAAGCCACTCTAGCCCTTGAAAAGCAGAATGCTCGTTTAAAAGAGATGCAATCAATCCAAGGTCGGATTGATAGTCGTAAGGCTAAATTAGGTGAAATAGGCAGTGAAGCAACAGGGTTAGCGGCAGCTGCAGCACCGATTGTTGGTTCTATTTGGACAGCGATTAAAAATGAAACCTCATTTGCTGATGTAAAAAAAGTCGTCAACATGAGTGATGAGCAGTCCACAGAATTGAAATCGTGGGCGCTGAAAACCTCAACTACAACACCCATGAGTGCCGATAATATCAATGCGATGTTAGCTGCAGGTGGTCAAAGTGGTATTAAAGACATCAATGAACTGAAAAGCTTTGTACTTGATTCATCCAAGATGGGGGTTGCCTTTGATATGGATGCGGGTCAAGCCGGTGAAACCTTATCAATCTTTAAAGCGGCCTTAGGTGTTGATCAACAAGGGGCAATGAATGTCGCTGGTCTTGCTAACTACCTTTCAAATAACTCAAATGCCAAAGCAAAAGATATTTCGGGTGTGATGGCGCGTGAAGGGGCATCAGCTAAGACGGGTGGCTTTAAGGTTAATGAGTCCACTGCATTATCGGCTTCATTATTGTCACTAGGTATGGGGGAAGAGCGTGCAGCAACGGCTTTGAAGAATATATCAGGTCGATTGACGTTAGGTGATGCGGCAAGTGGTACTCAACAGAAAGCAATGGCCTCGATTGGCTTGGATGCTGATGATATTGCCTCAAGAATGCAAGAGGATGCATCAGGTACTCTGATTGAAGTGCTTAATGCCGTTAATCAGGCACCAAAAGAAGATAAAAGCGCCATATTGAGTCAGATATTTGGTGAAGAAGCCAAGGGTGCAGTGGCATCGCTATCAGGCAATATGGCGAATTTCTCGAAGTTGTTAACACTATCAAAAGAAGATTCTACCGTTCACCTTGATTCTCTTGACCAAGAATACAATGCCAGAATTAGTACTACTGGTAGTGGCATTGATATGTTCGTGAATAAGTTAAATCGACTCAGTGTGGTGTTTGGTACCGCGTTATTGCCAGCCCTTAATTGGGTACTTGAACCGTTAGGTAAAGGTATTGATTTACTGGCTAATTTTGCTGAAGCGAATACCGGTGTTACTCAAGCTGTGGGTATTGGTGTTGCAGCGTTTATTGGTTTGAAAGGGGTGTTATTAGCAGGTAAAGCGTTATCGCTCGTCTTTGGTAATTCGATTGATAAAACCCGTTTATTTACGAAAGGTCTAAATCGAGAAACCCAAGATGGTGGGCGGATTGCGGCATTGGCAGCCAAACGTTGGCGAAGCTTGAATGCGGCTGTTTCATCAAACCAAGGGCCAGAAAGTAAAGGCAATAGCAGTGTAGGTAAAGAAGCCCGTTCCCGTAAAAAGCGTAAAGGTCGCCGCCGTGTTCGTGGTCGCCGTAAAGGGTTAGGTGGGTTACTTAGATCTGTGATGGAAAGTCGCATGGCTCAAAAGGTGGGCTCTGGTGCTCAGTCTTTACTGGGTCATGTTTTTTCACCAAAAGGGGCAGGCTTAGCTTTAGCAGGATCGGCTTTACTGCCAATGACGGCAAGGGCATCAGATGTTATTGATCCTCAAAGTAAACCATCACTGAATATAAAAGATAAATCAACAGGTCTAGGTTCGATTGTTAATACGGTGACTGAAAGCCGCATTGCTCAAAAAATGGGTTCAGGTGCTCAGTCATTGATGAGTCATGTTACGCCTAAAGGTATGGCTATGGCATTAGCGGGTTCAGGATTAGCATTAACCCCCATGGCTGCGATGGCATCAGATGTAATGGATGTGATTGGTGTTGGTGGTGATATTGCTGAAACCGTGGGTAAAACAGGGCTCACCAAAGTATTGAAACCGTTGGGAATGATGATGAATGCCTCTTCTGTTGTTGAAGGTGCCATTAATGGCGATATGGAACAAACAGGCGGTGCATTAGGGGATATCGGTGGTTCTATGGGCGGTGGCGCGTTAGGTGCGGCTATTGGTACTTTCATTTTACCGGGTATAGGTACCGCTATTGGTGGTTTGTTGGGTTCTATCGCGGGTGGCATGGGTGGTGAAATGCTCGGCGGCTGGTTTGGCAAGAAACTCGATTCACCTGAAGAAACCGCTAAAAAGGTCGATGAAGTTCAAAGCAAAGAAGCGATGGCTAAGCAAAGTCCACCCATCTCATTTTCACCAACCTTTCAAATAACGGCTGCGGCTGGTCAAGATGAAAAGCTGATAGCGCAAGAAATTACCCGTCAAATGAACCAACAATTATCGTCATTAATGGGCGAGAACACGTTATCTACTCAATTTAGTTATGCTGCTATTGATAGAGATAGCTAAGGATCGTTATGCATCATTTAGTGATAGGTGAGTTCGTTTTTTCTGTGGGTGATAAAACACCAATTATGAAGTTTGACCGAACATCACCAGGCGCGTATTCAGAAGTTAGTTTGATTTATGACGCACGCTCTGAAATGACCGGCAGACCGCTTGAAACCCTTGATATAACTGCAAAATGGTTGCAATACGGGGCGCAAGAGTCGGTTGAAAAGCTGCGAATGTTGATTGAATTACCACAACAAGTCAGTGATGGCCAAGGTATTAACTTAGGTAAATGGACGATTCAACAACTGAAAGAAGGTAAGTCGGCATTGATTCATAACGGTCAAGCCATGGTGACGGATGTCATGCTGCAATTGAAGGAGTACCGTGAATGAAGGTAAGCGCCAAAGCCGGTGAGTTGATCACGGATTTACTCTATAAGCACACGGGCCAAGATAATGACCAATTAGAACAAGCCTTCTATCAATTAAATCCTCACGTTCGGCGTGAGGTTTTTTTTGTCGATACCAAAGTGGTGTTACCTCAAATAAAGCAGGCACCTAAAACGCAACGTGTTACTAAATCATGGGATTAAGGAATGTTTCATTTAATAGGCAATAATGCTGATTTGATATTGGACCGTTTAAAGTCGTGGCGGTTAAACGATGGCAATGGTACCGAAGGCGATAATGTAACCTTAGTGGTGAGCTCTGATGATATTGATGGACTGCCACCCAAAGGTGAACGTTATTCGGTGCGATTGGGGAATGTTGTACGCGATAGTTTTCAGATATCAAACCGGTCAGTGAGTTTATATCCACGAGAGATCACGTTAGTCCTCACGGTTGCGCCTTTCTCTATCAAAGATGAAAGTGGTTATCGTGAACGTAAGTCGTGCAGCTGGGATAAAACAATAGTAGGACAAGTCGTGTATGACTGTCTTACCCCTCATGGCTTTGATGTTTTTGTCCATCCGCGATTACAAAAAATTGAAATCGAGCATATTGATCGTTCTGATGAAAGTACACCTGCATTTATGAACCGCTTGGCTAAGTCTTATGATGCAATAGCGAAACCTATTGAAGGGCGGTTCATCTTTGTGCCAATGGGTGAACAACGTAGTGCTTCAGGTAAGAATATTGAAAGCGTTACGCTGTCACTCCCTGTGGTGAATCATCCGGGCAATAGTGACTTTGTTAATGTGTCTGCAGAATTAGATGGTCGCCAAGATTTTAATGGTGTTAAGGCTTTTTATAGTTCAACAGCAGATGGAAGCCGGCAACAGGTCAAAGTGGGGAATAAACCATTTAAGTCATTAGGCAAAGATAAGAATACCAAGAAGGAAGCAGAACAAGCGTGTGCTGCAGAGCTTCGAAAAATGCAACGTCAAGGACGAAAAATTAGCATTGAAGCGCCGCCTAATCCCACCATTTTTGCTGAAGGGTTAGTGCTACTTGATGACACTTTTCCTCGTGCCTTCAAAGGTCAATGTTCTGTTGATCAAGTGTCGTTCTCTGGCCAAGGATTACAACCCAATCGAATGAGTATTCAAGCAACGTTAATAGGTGAGTAATGATCACAAACAGTAAAATTCGCTTTAATCAACATGCCTTCTTTTCTGCAACCCTCCCCGTAAAAATCTCTGATGCTCAAATCAAACGTCATATTAATGATCAACGTGTACGCCAATTAAAAGATGTTCGATGCCCACTTTACTTGCGGTTTAATGCATCTCGAACAGGTGGAACGTGGTGGTTTTATCGTTATGAAGCAGGCAAACAATACCCATACCGTATTGCTAAATATCCTGGTACTCAGGCCAAAGACATTATGGATGTGGTGAGTGCGGTATCAGTCCAAATAGCCAAAGGAAAAGCGATTGAATGTAATCGCTTTGAAACGGTAGATCAGCTGGTTGATTGGCATGTTCAGCGACAATGCACCTTAAAACGTTCCACGAAAGAGCGATTGAATAACCTAAAAAGTATGGCTGAAACCCACGTTATGAGCCTATTTCATGGCGTTGCTATCACTGATATGGACCATCAAAAGATAGATAGTGCCTTGATTCAACCTATGTTTGAACAAGGCTATTCAGTGAGTTATGTGAGGGCGAATTTCTTCTTATTGAAAACGGCTTTCTCTATCGCTAGACGATTGAAACACATCACCGCCAATCCGCTATCAGAAGTGCAATTTAAGACGTTTTTTCCTGAGACTTTCTCTGTTACAGAAGCCCAAATCAAAGGTTGTCGAGTGAATACTGAAGACCTGATTGATATCTTGCCGGCGATTGGCCAACAGCAACCACCACAACGATTATTACTGATGATGATGTTAGCGCATGGTTCACGTATTGGTGAAACCAGAAAGGCTTTATGGAAGAACATCAGTTTTATTGAAAAGCGGTGGCTAATTCCTAAAGAAGACGCCAAGAATGGGGTAGCAATGAGTTATCCACTTACCACTGAGATGATTGAACTATTACGCTCATATCAAGCATGGCAACGTGAGCTAGGCTATAACAGTGATCACTTGTTCCCATTATCTCGTTGGAATAATCAGCCAATCCACAGTGCTAAAGCCAGTGAATGGGTGCGGGGAGTATCAAAGAAAGCATGGAGTGCACATGATCTTAGAAAGCGAGCACGATCAATATGGGCTGAATTAGGGGTTGATTACATTGTGTGTGAATCACTGTTAAATCATGCTCGGGATAAGCTAGATCAAGCCTATATCCATACACATATGGAGTTACAGAAGAAAGAAGCGTTAGAAACGTACCATAAATGGCTTAAAAAAGGATGGTGTACCTGTCTAGCACCTGTCTCGATTCAAAATCCAATCATCGATAAACCCTTATCCAGACTGGCTTGAAGCCACTTTTCATTATAAACCTCAGCGGATGATAATAAGAATGCAGATTTGTACGAAAAACGAACAAATCAACGTTAATTTGATGGAAGCAGCACGAGCTGTTCCCCATCAAGTTGGCTTAATTAAATTGAGTAAAACCCAGTTGAAAGTTCTGCAGTCAATTATGCCTGGTGAAAAGGTAACAGCAGAGCAGATTGCCGAGCGTTGTGAGTTGTCTTGTTCGTGGGCGAGTACGTTGTTGAAGACGGTTTGGGAAAGAGGGTATTTGGTTAGAGGTAGTTATGTTCGAATGAATGGTGGACTTGAATTTGTTTATTCATTTCAACTTAGATGGAGATGATTGCTGTCTCTGAACGTTTACATGTTTCTATTTCTTATAATATTTCTACTTTATATATTTCATGGTTTTAATAGTAAATTTGTATCAAAAGAAAGGGGGCGTATAATTTAACAGATATTACAGCAAGGATATTAGACATGTTTACATTTTTGAAGGATTTATTTTCAGGGAAGTTACCAGAGCAATCTATTCGTAGATATATTCAGACGGGAGCTCATGAAGCTTGTAATATGTTACTAGAAACAGGGGTTATGAATTTAAAAGCATCAGTTTATAAAGAGCAGATTGAAGAGCGTAAACAGTTCGAAGAATTTTTAATACGTTCGCTACAAACGGATGCTTCTACACTTGTCGCCGCCCAGACCAAAAATGAGCAGTTACTTGCTTTAAGAGATCGTGTAATGGGTGCGGTTCGAGTATCTGAATTAGCTTCTGAAGTTAATGAGCAGATTCATAATAATGTCGGACTTGAGGTAATAAATAAAGCTATTAAGGCTGAAGGTATAGAATTTAAATCCAATGATGAAGCAGCTAAACTTTTTTTGATTGGTATCGGTAAAGAATTCAGTTTAGAGAATATTCGAACGGCTTTAAGGGATGCTAAAGAAAATGACTGGAAGGACATGTATCGGGATGTCTTTAGAACAACAATCAAACAGCGTATTTATATTCTTATTCATAGTAGTCAAGAGTACATGTTATCTCAACCAGTACAGTATGCTCATATGGTGTCTAGACTTGAAGATTTAAGTAATACTTTAGAATATGTTACCAACGAGATTTTGTCGGGTGCACAGTTTAAATACAATAAAAAAGAAGCAAATAAAGTATTTAGAGGGATGCCAGGATCTTGTGACTAGGTTCTTCTGTACATTCAGAATGCTCAAACGAGTACGACTCACGGGAAATAAAAATTTTTCAGCCCTCTTAGCCACCACCACCGAGGTTGGCAATTTAGACCATTTTCGGTGGTGAAGGGTAGAGCGTGATGCGTAACGTTATAAATATTTGCGAAAATATACAAAAACAGAGTAAACCTTATTATGTTGAATTTTACTATTCTGAAAGGTGCTAGGTTTGTATGTAGTGGTACATTAAGTTTAGCACTTACTAAAAGGTAATATGGTTATCAAATTTAATGTGCTTTACAGTTTTTTATAAATTCGCGAAAGTTAAAATTCTAAAATTCTAAAATTCTAAAATTCTAAAATTCTAAAATTCTAAAATGTTAGATACAGTTATTGGTTTTTTATGGGCATCACCAATAATATAATTTTCAGTTGGAACAGCATCGGTAGTTCTCCAATTACTTGCTACTGTAATTAATTTGTGAAGTAAGTATTGGAATTCACCTTGAGGGTGTTTATAGCTGATAATATTATTTGAATCAGACATGTTTTCAGTGCTCAATTGTCCATTAGCAAATAAAATCAAGCCATCATCAAGTGATATCAAAGCATTAGGTGATAAATAAGGAGGATTCTTTTGACAAGCTTCCAAAAAATGTTTCATTGTAGTTTCTGGTTTTAACGTGAATTTTTTACAAATAATAAAACCAAAGATTTGATCGTAATAATTATTTTGTTGATCAAACCTCCAATCTAATCCACTGTTGTCTACAGTCGTACTATTTAGTCTTCTGAAAGAAAGTGGATCTTCTGTAAATCGCTTTAATCTTTTCACTGATGCTATTTTATTTACTGCATCCCTAATTTCTTTTGTGCCCAAATCACTTTTAACTTCACCTACTGCAATTACACTTTCGCAAGGAAAATATGTAGCTTGAGGGTCGTCATTAATTGAAAAAATGGGACATATATTCTTTTCATATAAAACAATGTCTGTTTGATTTGATGCGCTTCCTGAGGTATCGATAATACACCCAGAACCTATACCAATCATTTTAGGTAATACAGATTCAAGTTTTTGCTTAACACCAAACTCACGTACACCTCCTTTTATACCAGGCGTTGTCGCACGACTAGCTTTTTCAAAATCGTGTATTAAATCATTGCCTAACTCTTTTAAAAATTCTTGAGTATTAAAAGTTTTTTTATTCATTATTATTTATCCATAATATGCATATAGTCTATTACCGTATGATACCTTATTGATAAAAATAAAGATTGTTTAAAATATAAAAACGCATAGGGTATATTAGCACTTAGTTGTTAATGAACGAGTCTATACACGTTTAATAGAGTTAATACGTAGCTTTGTCCCTGAAGTGTCCTAAGTAATACGAAAGGTCATTTAGTTATTGAATATCAAATGGTTACAAGTTGCGTATTAGAGTCAATCCAGTATAAGCTTGGTTCGTTGGTTTTTTTCATAGTTTTCCCAAAAGCCGTTGGCTCAATATCAAGTTACCGCAATCAATGACACGCTACACAACAACTTAATATTATCTTAAAGCAATACGTTATAAAGCTAAGTATCCCGTAACAGACCTAATAGAGGCAAGTTTTTAGGGAAAATAAAGCGTCCCCATCGTCATTCCCTACAGTGAATGCCCGCGAGGGCGATAGGGAATCTACTATCCGCGTGTTGTAGGGGTTATTAGTAGTGGTATCGTTATTGCTGTAAGAGCAAGTTCATTATTGAAAAAACGGACTTAGACCGAATTAAAAGACAACACGTAGGTAAAGCACCAGAAGTAGGAACCCGAGTACCAACGTTTTCAGAACTCAGCAACACCCATCCCCAATAAGACGCCCAATCCCAACTAAAGCAAGGGCGATATTAGAGCGAGTAATGGCAACTTACGATGATGTGCTTTTCCCTGGTGGTGATCTTGATAAGCCGATAACTATTCGTTATATCCGCCGTATTAGAGATGGTTTACCCATTGAAGATTGGCGTACACATGATTTTAGACGTTCGCTATCCACCGGTGCATCAGAGCTTGGTGTAATGCCGCATGTGGTTGAAAAGATGCTTGGCCATGAGCTGGGTGGGGTATTAGCTGTTTATAACAAGCATGATTGGTTGAAAGACCAGTTAGAAGGGTATGAGCTGTATGCTGAGAAGTTGGATAGTTATTTGAAGTAGGATTGTTGGTTATTGATTTAAGCCATGTTAGATATAGTTTTTGTGTTGGATATGGTTTCTAACACGTAAATACTCATTCATGTTGTGTTAAATTGGTTTTAATTAGTTGAAATAATCACTGGTATTTTTTTGGTTAATAAATCAGCGGCATGTTGTTATTTTCTTCATATTCATTTTCAAGAGTAACAAAGTGTTATTAGTGTCATGACTTTATATACAAGATTTGAGTATGATTGCATAAATTTATAGTCACACTTCTGTGTGAAGTAAGAATGCTTATTAATATGCTGTTATGTGCTTGGAGGAGGATGTGAATCAAGATGAATTAGTGAGGATAATTCAAAGTGTTGGAATGACAACTTTTCATTAAAAATAGTTTAGTAGTAGAAGCTCTAGAGATTATATATAAAAGCAATAATGTTGAAGATTGGGTAGTACAGAAAGCCGCTTACTTATTGGAGAAGGAATGAAAGTCGAATTAACAAAAAGTGGTAAGCCAGTATCAGAGAAAACTTTTGGAAGTATGGTTTGCTCAGATAAATCTTGTAGACATTCAGCCGTGGAACTAGATTTGTTTGACCCAGATTTAAGGTTGTTTGGTCGTTATTTACACTTCAATGGTTACAAAACTATTGTAGAAGCGAGAGTAGTCATGGATCAACTAGTTAAGACTCAAGCCAATCCATTTGTAGCTCTCAAGCCAAAAGTTGGCAAAATTATTGATTTTCAAGCATGGAAAATCAATAAAACACAAAGCATTTAAGAGTGATTCCCAACGGTTGTTTTTTCATTCCATCGTTGGGTTTTGTGTTTACGGCCGTATGGTTAGGTTAGTGGTAGCGTTGCTCATCACCTTAATGCGACGCTAGGCTATTCGAGGAGTTTGGCTTGTGAATTATCGACAGTTAGCAAAAGATCACCTGAAATTTGCGCACAATGAGTTGAGTTCTTCTAGTGACTCTCGTTTAAAATATGCTGCTTTAGAACTTCGCATGGCAATGGAAGCTATTACATATGACAGGGCGCTAGCTTATAATGATGAATTTCCACCAAGCGAATATGAGACTTGGCAACCCAAGAAAGTATTGATGGTACTTTTGGAAATTGATAGTAACGCTGATACTAATAGTATTATTCAAGGAGATGAAATGCCTATAACTGTTTATTCTAAAACATTTGATAAAGAACTTGATTTTTTTCAATTAGAAAATTTATTTAATATTAGCAGTTACAGTAAATATCAAACATTTCGTGAGTTTGTGTACATAGATGTTGAATGTCCATCCTGTAAAATATCTAATGGACATTTTGTTGATTCAAAGAAAAAGGGTGGGAAATCAATAGCACAACCATGTTTTAGATTTACAGATAAAAATGGTAATAATTCACATAAGTCGTTTTGTATTTATAGTAAAATGTTTAAAACATCAACTTTAAAAAAAAACTTAGTTGATTTTTCTAAAGATAACTCAGATTTAACAAAAATAATAAGACGATATGTTTGTGTAGCTATAGAAAAAAATATTTTAAATAAAAATGATATCAACGACTTCAGAAACTGGCTATTAGAAAGTGATTTTTATGTGGAAAATGATATTAATATTAGCCCTCATTTAATTGAATTAGCTAAAATATCTCAACTTCGAAGAATGCATGGAAATGAATATAGATTTAAATCTACTTTATTGAATATAGAACAAGAGGTATATGAATATCTCCATTATAGATTGAATTTGTTTACTGATGATAAGTGGATTGAAGTTGTTGGAATAAGAAGTAAACTAATACAAGAAAAAATATCTAAAGTAAATAATAAAAAAAACATAGTTATTAATAACGTTGAGTTGGCTGAGGATTATTTTAATAAGTCAATGCAATTATCTGATATAATAAAACATATAATTGAAAATGAAACAAATCAAAAAAAATACACTTGTGGAAAACTAAGACAAAATAGTTTTGTAAATGCGTTTGTTTCTTTAATATTATTTGTCTCTAATTGGGATGTTAGGCAAGCGTTGGATAAGATTCAAATAATTAGTAAAATTAAGAACTGTCTCTTATACACATCTGACGCTGCCGACGAACTC